TCAAAGCCTTCGGCGATAAAGCCATTCACAAACGCATGCTGGTTGGCGGGATCCAGCCACCATTGCCACTGCTTGCGCTCGCCATCGTTAATGACGATGCCAAGTTCATGTCGATAATAATCAGATACCAGGCTCAGGCAGTCCATCACCCCATAGACAAAAGAACGGCCCTCATAAGGGGCTGGCAGTATGCCTTTCGGCGTGTAGGTAAAGATTTCTTCCGATGGATAGCCGACAATCATAAACGGCACGTTACAGCGCTCGGCGCTGGCAATGTCGGCGGCTGACGGTTCGGGTGAACGGTTGGGGTGACTGTGGTACACGGCGGCGATATGGTCGGCATGTACGGCATAAAGAACCGGATCGATCAGAAATGAATGCTCGGGGTCATGCGACAGGTTTGCGCACTCCAGCACCTGGTAACCGTAACCGGTTTTAAAAATCAGTCCGCACGCTTCTTGCGGGAACGCTCGGGCAGCATGATCAATGATCAACTGCAAATTGGCATCATTCATCACGCGCTATTCCTTCCCAGTCCGGGGTTGCCGCCGTAGTCCAAGGGTTCTGTTGCGCCGAACCGAAGCTTGCAATCCGAGATCCTTTTGCCGCAGACATCCAGCCCGGCACTAAAAACCTGCACGCCAAAGCGGTCAAACCAAAGGGCCGAGTTGGTGCCGGGCCATGAACAGCCCGAGCCGCCTAGAGTGGATTTGTAGCGGTGAGGACAGCCGGTTGCCAATGCCAGCAGCCCAGGCAGTTGTTTATCTAAAAAATCCAGGGGGCTGGCCAGCTCGAATTTAACCAGCGAGGTGGTTTCTTCTGCGCGGCGCTCTATCAGATAAAACTCATCATGATACTGGTCCAGATCTGCCAATATGTAGCTGGCTAACGTCCGTCTGCGCCGCACAGTGGCCCCGACTATATCTTGATAGACGCGGCACAGATTGGTGACGAATTGGTTGTGATTGCCAATTTCAGCCATCGGCCTGGCGGATGATCCGGTGCCGCGTTTATCCAGCCCGGTGATTTTGATGTACCAGGGCGTATAGGTATTTCCCTGGTAGACAATTGGTGTGTTGCTGCTATCGGTACCGGCATGAAAATAATAGACCTGCCCTATACCGATTGAGTTTAGATCGACGCTGTACAAATCAATCATCGCCGAGTGCGTCAGCTTATGCACGCCTCCGCTCAGCACGGCGAGCTTGCCGGTAGCGGTGGACTGGGCATGTCCTGATCCGGATAAATCGATTATCGTGACAAGATCGGCGCTGGCCGAGCTGCCTGCCGACCCGTCGCCCAACAAATCAACTGACTGGATAAGATCGGCAGTGGTCGAGCTGTCTACCGATCCGTCTCCCGACAAATCAACTGACTGAAATAGATCGGCGCTAGCTTCGGCGGTGGCAGTGGCCGCGCCGACAATATCATCCTGTAACAATATCGAGCTTTCCGATCCCGCCGTTCCGGCCGCAGCTCCCAACAAATCAACTGACTGAAATAGATCGGCGGCAGTTTCGGCAGACGCTTGCGCATCACCTTGAAGCGGGGTTACATCGCCATCGGCATAATGGACTACCCAGTACCCGTGCGTTACATATCGCATACGTTGCCCTGTATGATCATGGCTCGAATACCTGGTAGATAGAGGCGCTCAAACGGTGATTGTTATCACTGACCGGCGTGGGATTCCATTTATCGCAGACGAATGTCTTAGGCGCAGAGGCATACGGGGGTTGCCATGTGAACGTTGCCACGCTTTCAAGACCATCGAAGAAGTCCAGCAGGATGGTTATTTCGGCATCAGTCAGCTCATCCCAGCTTAAACTCCACTTATCCGGATTAGGATTAAGCCCGTCAGCAGCGCGCTGTTCGTAACCATCGCCGAAGCTTGTTTTGCGTATTCTCGGCTGTTTATTGAGACTGGATGAGTAGTCAGGCTGAATCGGCAAATCGGCCATTACACTTCCTCCACTGCCACGCCGGGCAAGCTGTACACGGCGTCGTCATCTGCTACGTTATAAAAAACGAAGGTTCGGCCGAAATCGCCGGTAAATTTAACCCGCACGTCGAATTCAAAGCCGGCTCGCAATGCCGTACCGTTGGCGGGGGCAATGGCAAAAGTGACGATGCCGGTAGCGGTGTTGACTGTCCAGCCGTTGGCTTGCAGAGCGCCGTTAACGTACACCTGCACCGTACCGGCTACCGGCTTGATGATGCTGCGGTCCTGGCTGTCGCCGCCTGACTGATAACGCTTGATGAGCTGGAACTGGGTCAGTACGCCGTTGCCGGTTCCCGAGCCGAGCAGGCCTTGATCGTTCGCGCCGTTGTAAGTGGTGGAAAAATCGCCCCAGTCCTTAAGCCTGAAGCGTTGCAAGCCGCCCCGCCGCGCCCGCCAAAAAGATTGCAGATACTCCATTTCGGCACGCACTACTTTGCGGTTGCCGACTTGCCACTTGCCCTTGATGCTGTACTGGCTCATATTGCCGATTGCGCCGGAGTTTATAACCGGCATGCGGTTGCCGCGCATGCTGTGCGTGGCGGTTGATTGGTAATCGAAGTCCAGCTCCAGGCGTTGTTCGCTATCGAGTAGCATCGCTTAGCCCTCTTTTGCCAGCAACCCGCCGGGGCGCTTTTCGGTAACGATGACCTGGCGCACGGTCGCATTAATCAGGTCACCCAACTTATTGCCTTTGGCGGCGTCGTTTTGGTTGTCGGCGCTGACGGTGACATGGGTCGTAATATCGACCCCATCTGATTTACTGCCGATAGCCGTTGTTTTGCTCAAGTTGTTACGGTGCCGTGGGTCGTCGGCGGTTAACACCTCTTCGTTATTCAGCGCGATGATGGGCACTTCGTTGGGCTTCAGCCCCGGTATGCCGCCGGAATGATAACGGGTCGCTGAGCTGAATATGGCCGGGTCGGCGTTGACGCTCCTGCCCCCTTGTCCAATGATGCCCCCAGTGTGAAATTGTTTTGGCATCCACTGGAAGTCGGTCATCGTATTGGAAAAAGCTGCGCTATTGCCAGCGGCTACAGATACTGCCTCACTGCCACCGAATGCCCCGCCGACAGCACCGGCAACCCCTGAAAACAAGGCGCTCAACAAGCCTCCGGTGGCGTTTGACTGTCCGTAATTTTTGCCCAGCAAGGTTTCGAATATTTGTGCAGACGCGGCCTCGGCAACCATGCGTTGCACGATTTTTGCGAAATTAGCGGCCATGCCTTCCATGCCGTTTTCGAATGGATCAAACAGAAAGTCGGCAAAGGCGCTCTGCATGTTGCGGGCGGCTTGGACGCTGAATTCTGAAAGTTGGCTAACTCCTGACTTGGCCGGATCGATAAAGTTTTCGTTGTAAGCCCTACCTAACTTTTCGGTCTCAGCTTTGAACTGTTCAGGCGTAATAATGCCTTGATCCAATTGTTCTCTGGTTTTAATCAGTGCATCATTAAAGCCGCCCTGGACATCGCCGAACTTAATCATATCCGCATTAGATTTGCGCTGGTCATAAGCCGCATTGGCATCCTTAACGGACTGATCCCACATGGCTTGCTGGCGTTGCTGTGCGGTGGTTTCCTTATCGAGTGCGCGCACCTTGGCCTCGATCGCCGACCGCTCGTCATCAGTAGCTTTCGCCGATAGGCTGCGGACTTTTGTCTGTATGGCACGTTCGTTGTCAGACAGCTTTAATGCCGCCAGCTCAAAATTCAGTTGCTGAATGTTTTTAGCGACGGCCTCACGCTCTGAGGCGTAGGCTTTGGCAGCCGACTCTGCTGCGGATTGTGCTTTTTTAGAACTCGCTTCTTTAGCTTCTCGTACTTTTTTCTCATCAGCTACTACAGTTTCCGCATACCAATCCTCAGTGTCGGCAAGTCCTTTTTTAGCTTCGGAAGCCTGACGATCGGCCTTCTCTTGTTGGTCTTGACGTTCCAGTGCGTCTTTATTTGCAGCATCCCGCTTCTTAATTGCCTCGATCTCCGCCGTTAATACCGCTATCCGGTCTGGTTGGGCAGGTGATGTGGCTCCGCGTCTGCGCCGTATCTCATCCTGATCTACAGTCGGTGTATTGGACAAGAAACGAGGTGCATCTTTACTGGACGCCGCTTTTAACATCTCAAGCTCGGCGATTTTGTCTTGCAAGCTAGGGCCGTTGGCGACTTGGCGAATAGCATTAGCAATGCCTGTCAACATTGGCGTCAGCGCATCGCTGATGGGTTCTTCAAGAACCTTGACCAGCTCTGTATAAGCATTTCCAATATCGGCATATTGGGCATGAATATTCTTACCAGTGCGCTCCGATGCGCCTTTATAAGCTTCCAAAGCTTTAACCAAATCATCGCGAAACATCGATGTGGTATAAGCACCAGTCTCCGCCATGGCTTTCATTTCTTGGCTCGTCAGCCCTGACGCTTTTAAGATTCCTTGCAGCAATCCTGGAATGGGGTCAGTTGCCTGACGCATCTCATCCCACTGTACGGTACTATTGCCCAACTGCTGGATAACGCCTCGCATCGATAGCGCCAGATCGGCATTGCTGACACCTAGCTCTGATGAGGCGTCGGCTAAGCCTTCCAATATCGCCCGACCTTCCTTTTGTGTGACTATGCCGCTTTTCTGCAGGGCGAGCAGCTTGGTATAGGAATCGCCGAGTGTAAAATATTCTTTATGCAGCCGCTCGGCCGTCTCTGTTAAGTATTTATCGGTTGCCGCATATTTTTCCGACGTAACAGTCAATGATCTCAGCCGGGTTTCTGTATCCTGCAAGTCGGCGGCTTTTTCAACTACGGCTTTGCCGCCTTCCAGTAACTTATAGACAGCAACCAAGCCAAGCAGTTGCGACTTTAATCCGGCAATCGCGGCACTTGTAGCTCCGACGGACTCGGAAGATCCTGAGAAGGTAGAACTCAGCGCACCGCCCAGGTTAACCTGCTCTGTTGCCAAGCCACGGGACGCTGACGCGAGACTAAGCTCTGCTGCTGCCGTCCGCTCAATTTCGGCACGAGCCGCCGCGGCACCTCTGGCAGTTGCAGCTAACGCTTCGGCTGCTCGTGTGCTGGGGCTTGACAAGGCCAGCATCATTGGGTGAATTGATCCCGTCGCGCGTTGTGCTGCGCTACCTACTCCATTAAAGCCGCCGGTCACTTGATTCAATTCGCTAAGCGTCCGCCCCAGGTCGGCCCTAATTCTGATCAGCAGTTCGGTATCCTGATTAGCCATTATCTTCTCAATTCACGTAATATCTTAGGCAAGTCCTTAGCGCCGACTGCCAGGGCGATTCCTTGAATGTTGTCGGCCCGCTCCAATCGTTTGCGGCGGTGCAGCGCGGCGGCAAAGTGTTGCATCTGTCGCCATGTTAGCTGTTGGCCGATAGTTTGAGGGCAACTGCCAAAGCCCGCTGACATCAGCAACAAAAACAATTCGGCTAACTCTTGGCCGGTGGTTGGTTCAGCACGATCGTCCCGAACTGTTTTGCAAAGGCCAGCCGCCGCAACAAAAAAGGGCCGTTGATCTCCCAGAATGTCATCGACAGCAACGTGCCGTCAGCGTCGTTCAGTTCGGCAATCCACTCGGCAGGTTTGCTGGCTGACATTGCCAGCAGTTGTGTCCAGATGCTGGCGTTCTTGCCGATGACGCGATCCAACTCAGCTAAGCCCATCGTGTTTTCATCCTGGATCAGTGCCAACAGGTCGGCCAGCAAGGGCTGAGCGATAGCGGCGGCTTTTAGGCCTTCCAGGTACTTGAACTCATGGACAGCGGTTTCTTCGCCGCCGATGGTCAGTGTTTTGTCCGGGAAAATAATGTCAGCTTCGTTTGCGTTGCTCATTCGACTTTTCCTTGCTCACGCAACCATTCATGCTGGCGTTGGTTGACGTTAATGCTCTCGCCGGGTTTTTTCAGCTCGCCGCCGTGTTCGTGCTCGGCGATGAGGACGACCTCGACTTTTTCAGCGATTTCTTCTTGCCTGGTATTTTCTGCTACGGGTGGTTTTGCCATGACGCTCTCTTTTAAAAGGGTGCGGGGGATTCGCTTGCGCTAATCCCCCTATTGGGTTTGTTGTAGGGTTTAGTCTTCTGTTTTCCAGCTGAAGAACTGGTCGCCTTCCGGGCGCAACGTGTCAAGAATTACGGTGCCGGTAATCGGCATTTCTGCGGTTTTGTCCTGGATCATCGCCAGGGCGCTGGGCGATAAGGACACCTTGTAAATTTCGCATCGGGTTTGTTTGTTGTCATCGGCTCGGTTTATGCCGCTAAACACCAAATAGTATTTTTTGTTGGATGGTGCCGCAGAAATGTGATGCTGGGCAGCGTAGCTGTAATCGATTAATAGATCCTGAGCATCGGTAACAGCACCGGCGGCAATAATCTCTATCATGCCCTTGTCGGCGTGAACAATGTAGTCTGTCCCTGCAACATAGGTTGTTGTAGCGCCAACATTGGTCACAACGACACTGGAAACCTTAGTGTGCTTCAGGGCGATGAACTTGCCTTTATAACCTTTGTGCGATTCATCGGTGACAGTTCCCGAAGCTTTGGCAGTGTTACCCGCTTGCAAGGCAATGGCTAAATGCTCCGGTTTGATCGAGCGCATTTGGATTGATATGTCATACTCGACTTTTTTTATGAACTCCGCACCGGTACCGGATGACCCTGAGACATTCTCAGTGACTTTTTCTTTGTCAATAGAGGGCGTCATCTCGACCGTTGATACATCGCCCAAAAATTCAAGACCTGTAGGATTTCCGGCGGCGTCACGCTCGCCAATAAAGACCGGACCTTGGCCTGAAAAATATCTGGTATCAAATAACTCTGACATGGTGTTGCCTCTTAGTAGACGTTGGTACGCGGTGGAATTGCGTTAAGTTTGACAACGACCCAACCGTAAGGATGTTCCAGTTGTCGTGAATGTTGAGCCGATTCGATTTCGAACGACATACCGGATACGCCCGCGCGCACCCAGCTTTTAATTTCTTCAATCAGCGCCATTTCTGCCAGCTCAATAGCGACCGGCTCGCTGTCTTCTGCGACTTTAAGATGACCGATCAACAGCTGGCCGTGTTTGCCTTCTTTGGCGGTCATGCCTAAGTTTTGGCTGTACTCGCTTTCGCCGGTGCTGACGACCATCACCACGCCGGCTTCAATCTCTCCGGGTTCATGCTGATTAAAATGCATCAGGCTGCGCTTAACTATTCGGGAGCTAAGTGCCGCTGCCAGTGATGCGACAATTGCCGCCTGGCGATTGTCAATGCGTTCTACCCAAGGCAGCATTAATGGATCTCCCTCATGGCTCGATTAATGGAGGCATTAACGCGGTTAAGCGTTGCGTTTTTTTCTGCCTGGAACGCTGGTTCCATGAACGGATGTGCCGGTGTGCCATGCAGCGCAATCTTGCGAGCAATCAGGAACGCCAGCTCTTTTTCTGATGTTTCGGGGTTATTCGGCTCAATGTGTTTAACCCTTAGCCAATCGATAATGGTTTGCTGATTGGGATAGCCCCCGCCGCGCGTCCCTTCTTCAATGTAACGAGCGTAATTGACTCCGGCGTAAATAATCGCCTCCAGGCCATTACCGGCAACGGAGCTTTGAATGCTGTCGATCAGCGTAGAGTGCGCCATTGAGCCATTTTCGCGTACCTTGCGTTTGGCGTGTTTTGCTATCAGCTTGGACGATTTATCCAGCTCCGGTGTCAAATATCTCTCGATCAATACGGGGAATCGACGCAATGAAGCGCCAAGCGGCCCGGCATTGGTATTGATTTCAAACGTAGCCATCAACGGCCTCCATCGAAAATAGCCAGCCAGGACTCGGCAAGTGCAGCCGGTGTGCCGTTTTTAGGCATTGAGCCTACGCCGTGGCTACCCAAACTGACGGGCTTGGTGCTGCCGGAGTTGGACAGCTCCATCAATGCCTGCACAACCGCCCGAATCAACAGTAAATCCCGGTGCTGTGCCGGTACTGTTGTTTCGGCTTCCGTTGCACCGATTACATAGCCACCGTAATAAAATACCGGGTAATCGCTGCCCATTCGGGCAATCTGACAGGCATCGGGAGCCGGTGATAAATGGATGTGCGGAACGCCGTCTATATCGACCACGCTGAGTCTGGGCAGTGTGCCTAAATTGTTCTGCCACGGCTTGATATTCCTGCGCTGATTGTCTCCCCAGTTGGAGCACTTAACATCGATCAGATCAGCAGGGGCAAGATAATCAGCAACGTCGGCGGCAACAGACAATTTGACCAAGCGGGTAACGCGGATTTTTCTGGCTAATGCCAATGCGGCGATATCCAGATGACGATCAAATGCGCCGGCATCACTGGCGAATTTTTGCGCAGCATCGCCCAGCATGGCTTGCAAGGCGGTTTTTAACGATGCGCGAGTCATGGTCATGGCCGGTCATCTCCTTCATAGCGGTTACCGGATAACTTAATAAGCGCCGCGGTAAACCCTTTAATTGCCGCATTGGTTTCCTGCTGACGCGCATTGGTTTCCTGTTGGCGTGAGTCAACAATCTTCCCCCAATCCTCGCGCTCTTTAGCATGCAACACCATTAAATTGGACAAATCTTCTCTATGGTTATCAAGGATTGTTTGCAATGTTTTAGCAAAGGCATAAAGCACCCCAAAAAGGGCGAAAATAACTAGCCCATTCAATCCTCCGACTTCTGCCCATATGCTTGGATTGGCTATTGGATCCATTGACTACCTACCTAAAACCGTTGTGCTCAAATGAGAAATGATTCATATCGGCGGCAATCCGCTTTGAACCGCCGACTGTGTCCCAATAATCATGCAGCGGGGCATAGGCTTCTGGACCTGCTAATTTGCCGTCGATGACTAAGTTTAAGTCGA